GATAGTAAGTTTTTCAGGTTCTATATTCATATTTTTTCACCCCCTCTACTTTACTTTAACTAGTTGATATTATGAACTATATGCTTTTCTTAATTCTAGTCTATAAGTTACAAAACCGTCTTGAGTAGATGCTATTTCCCAAGAAATAGCTTTACAATTCTTTAATGTTAATCCTGAAATACCTCTGTTGGGATCAGCTGCAGATGCTAATAGAGTAACATCTACGTAGTTGTTAGTTAATACTGTATCAGGATCTAATCCTTGATCCCACTCTGCATACTCTACTGTAATAGTGATAGCTCTGTTACCTATCTCGATTGCTAAAGGATCCATATAACCACCGCCGTAAAAGTCTACAGGATTACCATCATATCTAACTGTAATTCCAGAGCACTTAGCTATAATTTTGTCTCCTAACTGAATACGTCCTACTGAAAATTTCATCTAATTCACCTCCTTTTAAACAGTATAAACTCCTCCTATATTGAAAACTTTATGATTTCTCGGTAATTACGAACCTAAAAGTAATAGCTAATTCGTAATAATGAATGTCTGTATAATGTGTAAAATCTGTATCTAATTTCTGTATCCAGTAAACAGTATTACTTGAGTTATCTAGTGTGCTACCTTTAAGGTCTAAGAGTTCTAATATTCTATTAGCTATTTGATGTAGTGTTTTAATAGGTTCACTTTCTGTATCTTTAACCAGTACATATATTATAAATTTACCATCTGATGTTTTAGCGTCCTGATCAAAAGGAACTGTTTCTCCTCTATCATAAGATACGTTTATTTGCTTAGAATAAGTATCGTCGAAATTAAAAGTAGTAAATACAGGGCAATCACTAGAGCTAGAGGCCCCTAATAAAGACTGTATTTCTGAATCGTTTCTTAGTTTTGATATAATTAAATCTGTTATCATATTCCTAGATATCTATTTAAACTCATATCTACGTATCGATCAAAGTGCTCTGTTAACCATATTTCTGCGAAGTAAGTAAAATGAAGTCCTCTTTTATGAAATCCTTTAGCTTTCCTAGCATATACTACTTCTCCAGTAGGCGTAGTCCACTTCATAACTTTTTTACGCCTTGGAAATCTTGTAGGGATAGAAGCATCTACATCAGCATAAAAAGAATACCATAAGTCAGACCAAATACGTAAGTGTATTGCAGGACCCTTAATAATTTCAGTTGCTACCCTAAAAGAATCTCTCAAATGAGGTCTTTTTAAATGACTTACAGGTATTATACGTTTTAAACAAAGTTTATAACAGTCATGACCTAGTCTAGATACATCATGTCTTAATTTACCGCATAAAGAAAATATACCTTGAGAAAACATCCATTTTAATCTCTTTAGCTGTTTGTCGTTAACTTTTAAATCTATACGTAACATTATTCTGATTTAACTATGTATATTTTTAAATGATGCTGTCTTCCTCCATCATCTTCTACTGCAACTATTAGATATTGTTCGTTATCTATTTCAATTATATCATCAGGATTTATATCAGTTCTATAATCACAGTAAACTACTTTAGAAACAACATAAGTTTTACCTGCTCTTTTTATTTCTAATGACTCTCTTAAAGGCTGTACAGTGCATGATAAACTGGATATAGACTCACTTAAAGAGAAAGATCTTTCTCCGAACTCATTAACAGAGCCTTTAGATTTAGTGTAAACCTTAGCTGTTTTGTTTAATAATCTGCTACTTAATCCCATTAGTATACCTCAGATACGTTTCCACCTTTTTTAACTAGCATGCATAAGTAATCTGCCCACTCATCTAAAGATTTGAATTTAGATTCTTTAACGTTAGCGTATTTTACTGCGTAATCTCCTATCTTTTCAGATACTATAGTTTGAGACGATATAGCTTTATCAGGTCTTAAAGAGTAATATTGATTAACTGTTAAGACTACTAAAAAGAGCTTGACTATGTTAGTTACTGTTTCAGAAGTCCATCCTATTTTGTAAGTAACTTTTACCGTATAATTTTCTTTTAATTTAGAATCAAATATAATTAAACCTTCATCTTTTATAACACGATACTCATCAGTATCTATAGTTTCTTCAGTAGAATCAGCTGATGCTTTGTATGTTATTGATTCTACACTAGTAATAGGATAAAAATCAAGTCTCAAAGTGTCTGTTTTTTCATAAATAAAGAACTCTTGAGTCTTAGTTTCTTCCTCTAAAAAACCTAACATAGCTTTAGCTTGAGCTTCTGCATAAGGTATTAAGCTATCTAAAGCTGAGTCTGTTAAACCTGTTATATTAGTAATATCAGATAAAGATATTAAACTCATTATTTCCTCCTTGTGTTATTAGTAAACAGCCAGTAAGGTATTAGTTTATAATCTAGTCTGTCTTTAGATATTAGTTCCTTTAAGAAAGAGTTAAAATTATCAGATTTACAGTCTTTAACATCTTTTGATAAGAATATAAATAAACCTGAATCAGCTAAGCGATAATTATCAAAACTTAACTTGTTATTCTTTATAGACCAAGTTTTAGAACCTTTTAACTTCTTTAAAAACACTATACTTTTATCTGCTTTTCTATAAGTATTAAGTAACTCTTTATATGCTGAAGGTGGAAATATCCTTAATCCAAAGCTGACTGCAAATCTATCGAAGACTTCTGCATGTTCTCTTATTTTACTCATAGTATCTTTTATTTCGCACTTTTCATATTGATTATCTTCAAAACGAGTGTATATTTTTACGAAGTCTCCTTTTAAATAATTCGGTAATCTTCGTCCTAAAAGATATGATTTAACGTCTTTTTCGTTTAAAAATACTAGTAAAACCATAAAGCACGCTCCTTAATTTGAAAACTCTAACTTTTAATATAAAATATTCTATGTGTATTTTTTATTTCATTTATATTGGTTATCTTAACGCTTCCAATATAATCAGTGTTTATTGGTTTAAATCCTTCTTTACTAAACTGATAATCCCACCATTCTTTAGGTTTTAGATTGATATGTGTTTTATCAATATCATTATCTGCTTTTGCTATTTGATCTTCATAACCTAATACTAGAAACAGATACAATAAACATCCTTTTTTACACACTCGTTTAAGTTCTTTTATAAGTAATGGTACTAACTCTGTCGGTAAATGTTCTAATACTTGCTGAGAATACACTATATCAAAGCTATTATTAGGAAACATAGATAAATCGTGAATAGAAGATACAAAAATTTGATCTTTTAAACCAAGCTTGTTTATTCCTTCGTCTATAGCATATTTAGATATATCAACACCTACAAAGCGTTTGCCTTTAGTATTCATTAAGTAAATAAAGTAACCACCACCACACCCTAATTCTAAACCTTGTTTGAAGTGAAGTTTAGATATAATATCAGCTAGTGTTCTTTGTATAGAAGTTCTTATTATTGCACTACTATAATTAGATTTGTTCTTTTTAGTCCAATATTCACTGTCAAAATATCTTAATGTGTCTTGTAAAGTTGACTTACCTAGTTTAATTTGCATATGTTTATAAAATACAGATATAAACAAGTTCTTATCTTTAACTAGTTTAGAATTATCTACAGAAGCTATATGAAAATTACACTCTAGAGGACTCTCTAAAAAATCTTTAAAACTGTAGACTTTGAGACCAAGATGTTCTAATATGGTTGATCTACTATCCACTAAGATATGAATAACTGGCCGTTTATATACAGAAGCTAATACAGATCCATGAACTCTAAGTGATATTACTTGATTGGCATGTGAGTAAATCTCTACTAATGATTTTGGATTATTTACACATACGATATTAGGAAAATAACGCTTAAAAATACGATAGTCTGTTAAATCATGAGCTAGATATAAAGTAGGTCTAGTCTTATCTAATTTGACTTGTGCTAATAACTGAAGATTGTTAGCTACTTTATCGTTAATATCTCCTAAATTTCTAACTACAACTAAGTTAACTGAGCTGTTCTTAGGCTTAATATCGTAATAAAAAGGAGAATAACATACTGAGTCATAAAGTAAATAATTTTGTATGTTACATTTATCTAAAACTTGTTTGGTTATGGGACTTCTAGAGACTATCAAATCATAAACACTAAAGTTCTTTTGTATAAAGCTTTTATGACTGTTTATGATAGGGTTAATATTTTTATAGTTCGTGTAATTCTGATTTACTATACCTATCCATAAATTAGCTATTCTTTTATTGTGTTTCTTAGCTAGACGAAGTTTATTGTAAAAAGACTCACTGAACCATGGAGGAATATGATGACTTAATTGAGGAGTACCACATAATATAATGTAATCAATGTCTTCTACAAGCTCTAACCACTTATTATCGTCTAGTTTATATACATTAAAAATATTAGTGTATCGAAATATAGGAAAATTGCAAAGCTCTTTTTCTGCTTGTAGTAATAAATATTCGATGCCTTTGCCTATTAGAATATCACCTGGATTTGGATCGTCATAGCTAGTATCTGTAATCAATAAATATTTTCTAATATTCATAGTTTTTTAAGATATTTAATAACTGTTTTTGGTTTGATAGATCTCATACAAGCATCTTTAATTTTATTACATAAGCATTTATCAGGTGATATGCTTTGCTTATCATCGCATTTGAAACAAGGGACATTAGGTCTAATAGGTATACAATTCTTATAAGTAGAACATCTCCATTCAGGTCTAATAGGTCCGAATAAAGCTATAGTTTTTTTATCAAATGCTCCTGCTATATGTAAAACACTAGTATCCACTGTTATAACGTAATCTGCTTGATTTACTATAGCGAATAATTGTCTTATGTTAGTTCTTTTCTGTAAATTAATGCAGTTATGAAAATCAAATTCTTGTGTTCCTACTACTATAGGAGTATAACCTTCTGATTTTAATAAATTAATAAGACGTTGAGTTAAATCTGGAGGATATGTTCTATTAGAACCTACTGCATACCAACAAACAACTACTGTGTTTTTATAATCTTTTAATAGATTTTTAGCATATTCTTTTTCTTCATCACTAAGAACTATAATTGGTTTTTTAATTAGTAAATCTTTAGGATTTAGACCGCATAAATAAGCTGTTGAATAAATTCTATGTTGTCTATTATAGAACTGTTTATAGTCACTTAAACGATAAGATAATATAACAAAACTATGATATTGATGGATAGGAACATCTTGTCTTAAGTAATAGACCTTATCTATGAAATCTAAATTATCAAAAACACACATTCTATTTTTATCTACTATGTAAGAAACTTTCCAACCTTTCTTATGTAGTGTATATGCAGTAGGTAAAGACATTAAAACATCTCCTAGTCCATCAAAGGTTTCTATTAAAAAGCGTTTGTTTTGTTTTAAGTCTTTTTTAATAGATTGTAATACAGGTAATTCATCTGGAGACTTAATTACTGGTAATACAAAACCCCAGTGAGTAGCAAATAATCTAGCTACTTCTTTAGCCCTTGGTATATCATTACTAAAAACAGCTTTAAAAACGCCTGGGTTCTTAAATAATAAATGAGAAAACCATCTAAAGTCTGTTTCTATGTAGACTATATTATCGTGAACTATATGATTATCAGGAAGTTTAGTACAGACATATATTATTCCTATATTGCGTTTTAAGATGGACTTGATAAACTTAGTATCTAATTTTTTACCATAATGATGAAATCCAAAGCCTACTACATAATAATCGCAGTCTAAAGGTAAAAATACAGAGGTTCCTGTACTGGCATATAAAAATCTGTGATTTGTAATAGACTTATAATAAGTAGTAACTGTGTGCCACTCTGGATTGTGAGCTAGATATAATATAGGAGAAACCATAACACCTTCTACTTTTGAGATCTATTTAAAGTCTCCTTAGTGGAGACTAGATCTCATTATGAATTAGGATTGTACAGAGCAATTATTCCTTCGTAAGTTTCTGCAGAGTTCTTCAAAACAGGTTTGAAGTCTATTTCCTCAGCGATGATAATTCTCTTCTTGAACTCATCTTCTATATCTTTTGTTCTGAAGAACACATTCTTTCTAACTCCGATGATAAATGCATCTTTTCTTACTAATATAGCACAGTTTCCATTGTACTTATCATCAAGATATGTAGTCTCTAATACTTTAATTCCTAAGATGGGAGGTAAGTTACCAGTCTTCAAAACATCAGTATCTACACGATACTGTTGACTGTAGACTTTATCAGTTTTTCTTAAGTTATTAGCAAACTTAGAACCACATATTAACACTAAATCATTAGGATTCTTACCCCAGACTCCTAAGTTTTTCTTAGCATCTGCGATCTTGAATACTAAATCATCAGAATCACTAAAAGTAACTGGAGATTTAGCTGCTGATAGTGTTCCATCTCCTTTAGCTACAGTCCATAATCCGTCAAAAGCTTTATCATATGTCTGATTTCCAGATGCATAAACTCCTTTTAACATTGCGATTTCCTCAGCAGCTGCTAACTGAGTAGTTAAAGTCTGTCTGATGTATTTTGCTAAATCTACAGCTGCTGTCTCTAAGTCGTCTTCTATAACATCAACATAAGCTACTAAAAGTCTAGGTGTAAGAATCACTGATCCAGTGCTAAATGTTTGCTCACTAAGAGCAGATGCTACGTTAGTTCCATATCCTATTGTCTTAACGTTATTGGAGTCATATGTAATTACAGGAATAGTAAGGTTTCTAGCACTCTTAGGTACTTGAATGCTAGGAAACAAACGTCTGATTATGTTCTTCTCAACTATCTCTTCGATAATCTTCTTAGCTATTGGACGAGGAAGATCGTCTCCACCAGGAGTATCTAACTGACCTAAATCATCTGCTTTAATTAAATCTAAAAGTTTCTGATCAAATTCCTTTTTATTCATTATTTACACCTCCTTTCAGAATTACTTTCTCCTTTTTAAGAATTTTAAGAATAGTTCGTCTACGTCCTCTTCACTCTCTTTTTTCTCTTCTTTTTTGATGTCTTCTTTCTTGATAACAGATTTCTTTTCAGCTATAACTTCTATAGTTTTTACTTTTTCTTTGATTAGTTCGATTAACTCATCTAACTTCTTAGAAATTTCTGCGATAGCTTCTCCTAACTTGTCTAATTTTTCGTGTATCTCTTTACCATAATAATAGTAGTAGTAATCATAAGGTTTGTTCTCTTCTTCATCCTTACTTTCCTCTAAAAGATCTTTAATTTCCTCTTCAGAAAACTCTTCTTTTTGCTCTTTTTTCTCTTCTGCTTTAGGTTGCTTTTGTTCTTTCTTTTCTTCTTCTTGTTTTTGCTCTATCTTTTCCTGTTCTAAGTCCTTTCTTTCCTTCATATCTTCACCTCCTTTATATAAATTTTCTAGAGCTTTCACTAGTGATAAAACTTGAGCTTCTGGATTAGCTGGAACTCCTACAAAGGAAACTTCATATAATTCAAGTTTTTTAATTACATGTATTTTATCAAAAGGACAGTTATTATCGACTAAACCTCGTCTAATTGCTTCATCTTTAGAAATAGTTTCATCGTCTACTACTTTTCCACCTATAGAGAACTTGTTTATAATACCTTCTTTAAGTTTAGTTCTTAATTCTTTAGCCCAAGAACTTATATATATTTTAACTTTAAGACCTATATCGTCAACGGATGCTTCTACTATTCTTCCTACTGCATTACTTAAATCATAACTATGTCCATAAAAAACAGTGTTGTTAACATTAACTAGCTCTTTAGCGGCGTCTCTTAAAGCATCTAGTATAATTATATCTCCTTGTCTATCTAAATTACTAGTGGAGGCATAACCCTCTACATAAAAATCTGTATCTTCTGTACCTTCCGACTTTAATATATCAGCATAAAATTTAAATATCTTTTTAGACATAGTACTACACCTCCTAATATTGAAAACTTGGACTATTAGTGAAATTTTAAGACTTTATATAAAACACGATAAATTTCTTCTGCATCTTCTAATAACATTATATCTATATTTTTCTTTTTATTTCCGAAATAATGTTCTTCGTATTCTCTTTGTTTCTTTTCTTTAGGCTTGTAACAAATCCAAATTCTCCTACCTCTTATAGGAGCATACATAAATACTATCCAGCCGTTAAGAAGTTTCCCTTTAAACTTGAACAGTTTAAAATGTCTTCCATGAGGAGAAGTCTGTCTTCCTGCAAACCATTCTCCATAATCATGTCTCCAGAAGAAAGCATATGCATTAACTGTACTGCCTATACTATTAGGCGGAACTACAAATGGTTCTTTTGCACCTATATCTAGCCAACTCGAGGTACCTCTGACCACGGGCTCCTCTATTCGACCACTATACTCACCTACATGAGGTGTCTTAAGCATAAATTGTAAATGTATATGCTCATCTATTCTTAAAAGTTTATTTTCTTTAAATTGATTTCCTGGAGTAGTCCAGTGACCTCCTTCAAAGTAAGGAGCTAGTTTTTTCTTTTTAGGATCTGCATAAGGAACTAATCTTAAATCTTGATGTATACTTACTGGATCTAATAAAGCTATAATGTGTTTGATTTCTTTAGGTAGAGAGTTAAATTTCTCTTTGTCTTTTAGTATTTTATCAATTAATTTAGTTAGTTTTTTAGAGCTTTTACCTTCTTGAGAGGCTTCTTTTACAGCTGATTTCCAAGGAAAGTCATAGTATTTTTTAACTTTTTCTATCTTTTCATTATCTAAAAAGTAATCTCTATCTAAACCAAACTTTTTCATATCAGACTTAGTGAGATAGTCTATTAACTCGACTCTTACACCACGCGTATGACATTGGACACAATACTGACCAGTCATGCCTTCCTCTATAGTCCACTGACCTGTAGCTGGTTTCTTCTTAACGATGTAAATAGTATAATCTTTTTCAGTTTTTACTTCCTTTAGTTTACCTCCACATATAGGACATCTTAAATCTTTAGGTAGTTTTTCATCGCTTTCTATAGTATAACCGCATTCTTCACATCTATAAACATGTTTAGGTTTTTCTTTGGGAGGTTTTAAAGGTTCAGTAGATACAGGCCAGGGTAAAGGATCACCATGAGGAGATGTTATTTGACCTAAATCATCTGCTTTTAATAAAGCTTCATAAAAAGACTGTGCTTTTTCTACACTCATTCTATCTATAACTAAGTAACTGTCAGGTTCTTTTTTAGAGGGTTTTAAGACTATTGCACGTGCCTGAAATAATGTATATTTAATTTTACCTTTTACTCTTTCTTTTTTGTACTCAGTAGCTGCTATGTTTAGTATTTGACCTACTTTTGCCTTAATCTTGGTGTTAAACGTGCGACCTAATACTCCGTACCATTTACCATTTAACTCTTTCACAGGAGTAAACATATCTTTTTTATCTTGAGGTATTCCATAACCTACTGTGTAATTATAAACATTTTTATTTTTGACTTTATGGACTTCTAAGACTATTACGTCTGCTTCTTGTGCCATTTTTAGCTTTAACCAAGTCATAGTCTTTCCATCTAACTCATAGACTCCACTGTAAGCTTTTATCATTAAACCATCTATTCCATTTAATCCTCCTAAACGATAAGCTCCTAAATGATGTTTTAAATAGTTAAATTTCTTTACTAATTGTTCTTTGGTTTTAATATCAAATCCAGGACATAAAATGAAGTGCTTTTTGAATTTTTTAGAGATTTCTTTTAAAACTTTTAATCTTTCTGATAAAGGTTTATTGTGAAGATCGGTTCCATTATAAAAGAGACAATCGAAAACAAACACTCTAACATTCTCATCAGATCCTGGTTTTTTAGCTTGAGACCACTTCATTAAATCGTGTCTAGATAACCACCTATTTTTATTAGGATCCCATTCCATTAATTCTCCATCTAAAATAATACCTGAATCATGCAAAGTTGATAGTTCTTTAACTAGACTAGGTAATCTATTTGATACGTCTTTCATAGCATCTTCAAAGTATATTAGACTCTTTTTGTCACTGTTCTGTTGCATAATACAATTATGATAAGTAATACCAGAACCTACAAATGAATGAGGCTCATCTAAAACTATATCATATAGCTTAGTATCTCCTCTTTTCATACTTTGATAGGTACTATCTGCAGGTGTTAACTTTTTTACGTATTGTATCTTGTAAGCAGCGTATTTGTCATTATAAAAGTAGAATTTGTAATTACCTGTAAATAAATTTAGTTTGTAATAATATTTATCGTTTATTTTATGTCTAACGCAGTAAACTGAATATTTTTTAGCCAGTAATATCATATACAATCGAGCCGCTATCGCTTTTGATTCTGTAGATAAAGGAAACTTTCTGTTAGCTCCATCAGCATCTAAATATCCTTGTAAGAAAGCTTCAAAACTCTTGTTGTCTAAATGAACTAACCACAGAGGGATAGTTTTATGATAGTTCGTTCGACTTCTGTCATGATTATTTAAATTCGAATAATAAGTTTTAAAGTGTTCTGTAAGCCAGTGCAAAAGAGGTTCGTCTAACACATATATACTAGTAACATGTTTCCAGTTAGATCTATGTACTTTAGCCTTGATGGTTTTTGTCATAATTTGAGTGTAAAAATCTATTAAATCTTCATCTTGCTTTCCTTTAGCAATTGCAACTGAGTGAGTATAGTGCTTATTTCCAGTTACATAATTTCCCGTACCATCTCCTACCCAATGACCTACGAAACGCCAAAAGTCTGGTGTCAAGTCTATAGTTTTAGTGTATCCTGAGTCTCTCCATTGTAGAATAAGATTGCCTTTTACTAAAAAATCTGGTTTGGGTATATCATTAAGTTTAGGAATAGGAACAAGAATATAATCATCACAAGTAAGATCTTCTACTTTAATCCAGCCTTTTGTAGTCAATACTAGATGGTCATTTGTAATAATAGTTCTAAAGCCCCCGTAAACTTTTAACTCATACAAACTCTCTTTAGAAGGGTCGAAATATCGTGTAAGTACTTTTTTGACTTTTCTAAACGTACCATCTCCAGCTAAAATAACGTCACCTTCTTTAATATACTGAATCTGAGTAAATCTATCAGCAGTAATTATTTCTGTGCTTCCTCCAAGACAGCGCCAACCGTCCACTTTAAATTCTGCTCTAACTTTACCCTCTTGCTCTACATAGAACTTACAGAAGTACTCCCAAGCTTCTTCTGGATCAAAGTATTCAAGTTCATGATAGGAACTCGCCGTTGCTTTTAAAGGAGGAAATTTCATAAGAGGTT